ATAAACAAAACGCGGCAGGAACAGGTACAGCAAGAGGTACTACAAAGGCAAATGCCGGAGTACCATTTTTAATTACATCACAAAGAGATTTATCAGACACGTTCGGAGATCCATACTTCCAAACAGATGCTAGTAACAATCCAGTAAATGGCGGCGAACTAAACGAATACGGTTTACAAGCGGCATATTCATATTTGGGTGTTAGCAACAGAGCATTTGTTGTAAGAGCAGATGTTGATCTAGACGAACTAAGCCCAAGTGCAAGTGCACCAGCGGCAAATCCAGCAAACGGAACATATTGGTTTGACACAGCATTAACAAAATACGGAATATTTGAGTGGAACGGCAATGCCGTAACTGTTACTGGTGGACAGTCATTCACTAATAAAACTCCATTAGTTATTACAAATAAAGTTAATCTAGTTGGCGAAACTAACACAGGCGCTCCAAAAGGTGCAGTAGGTGCAGTAGGCGACTATGCAGTAGTAACAACAACTACTACTAACAAAGTGTACTACAAAAATACTTCAGGTGCATGGGTTAAAGTAGGAACAGCTGATTGGGTTAAGAGTTGGCCAACTGTAACAGGTACTGCAACAGGTACTCATACACTAGGACAAACTATTGTAATTAACGGAACAACTTTAGCGGCAACAGGAACAACAATTACACAGTATGCGGCTGATATTACAGGCGCAGGTATTACAGGTGTAAGTGCAAGTGTTGTAGACGGAAAATTAAACATCTTTGGTGACGGTACAAATACAACTGACGGTTCAACAGATGATGACGGTGCGATTGCTATTTCAGCAGGTGCTTCAGGTACATTGTTAGCAGACTTAGGTTTAACAGCAGGTACTTACTATTCACCAGCATTTGAAATTGCTCCACACACAGCAGTTCCAGGATTTAAAACAGCTGATACAAAAACAAGACCTACAGGTAGTGTTTGGTTTAAAATAACTGACGCTAATTTAGGTGTACAAATGAAAGTTAAAGCATTCAATAGTACTACTAAATTATGGGAAGACAAACCAGCTCCTGTTTACAAGACACACCAAGCGGCTATCTTTAATTTAGATAAAACAACTGGTGGACTTGGACTTGCATTAGGACAGTTATATGTACAAGCACACACAACTGAAGCAGAAAATGAAGAATTTGATTTTACAATTTTTGCAAGAAACAGTTCAACTGCAACTTCAATTACTTCAAGTGCAGTAGCAACACAGTTGACAGGAGCTCAGTCATATGGTTTTCAAATGTCAGAGAGTATTGTTGGACAAGCGGCTATGTCAGGCGGCAAAGCATTAAGCATAACAGCGGCAGGTTCAGCGGCAGACGCAGACACTATTGCAAATGCAATTAATGCGGCAGGCTTTGTTAATATTGTTGCAAGCGTAGACGCAAGTAACAGAGTTATTATCCAGCACAACGATGGCGGAGAAATCCACATTAAAGATACAAACGGTGCATTAGGATCAATTGGCTTTGCGGCATTTAACTACACAACAAAAGCAGGTACTGCAAACTTATATGCGGCACCAACAGGCGATTCAACTTATGACTTCCACGCTTCAAACTGGAAGATCCTAACACAAACTGCAAGTGCAAATGCTCCAACAGCATTAACAACTGATGGTGCATTATGGTACAACAGTATTGTTGACGAAGTTGATATTATGGTACACAACGGTACTACATGGATGGGTTACCAGAATGTTTATAGTTCAGCTGATCCTTTAGGACCAATTGTTAGTGCAACAGAACCAACTACACAACAAGATGGTTCATCTGCACTAGTAACAGGTGATATTTGGGTATCAACAGCAGACTTAGAAAACTATCCACAAGTACACAAATATAATTCAGACTTAGCAAAATGGTTAGCACTAGACGAAGGCGATCAAACATCAGAAGATGGTATTTTGTTTGCTGATGCACGTTATGGTACAAGTGGCGGAACAGCTACACTAGCACCAAGCGGAACTATTGCAGAACTGTTAGTTAGTGATCACTTAGATACTGACGCTCCAGATCCTGCACTATATCCGAAAGGAATGTTGCTTTGGAACTTACGTAGAAGCGGATTTAACGTTAAGAAATTTGTACGTAACCATGTAGATGTTACCCAGAAAAATATTAGAATGGGCGATGTGAGTATGGCAACTTACTATCCACACAGATGGATAACTGAATCAGCTAACCAAGTTGATGGTTCAGGTAGCTTTGGACGTAAAGCACAGCGTAAAGTTATTATACAAGCATTACAAGCAATGGTTAACAGTAACCAAGATATTAGAGATGACGAGTCAAGATTATTTAACGTAATGGCGGCACCAAGTTATCCAGAATTAATTGGCGAAATGGTTGCATTAAACAATGATAGAGGTTTAACAGCATTTATCGTTGGTGATAGTCCAGTAAGATTACAAAGTGATGGAACTACATTAAATAATTGGGGTTCAAACACTGCATTGGCTGTTGAAGATAATGACAATGGTGCAGTAACAAGAGATGAATATTTAGGTATGTTCTACCCGAGCTTGTTTACAAGTGATAACGCAGGTAACAACGTTGTTGTTCCACCAAGTCACGGTATTCTAAGAACACTAGCATTGAGCGATCAAGTATCGTTTCCATGGTTTGCACCAGCAGGTACAAGACGTGGTGGAATTACAAATGCAAGTGCGGCAGGATTTGTTGATGCAGAAGGCGAATTTAAGTCAATTGCACTTAATGAAGGACAACGTGATACACTTTATGCTAACAACATTAACCCAATTACATTCCTTACAGGAGCAGGACTTGTTAACTTTGGTCAAAAGACTAGAGCAAAGAACGCAAGTGCATTAGACAGAATCAACGTAGCAAGACTAGTAATTTACTTGAGATCACAACTTAAGAAACTTGCTAAGCCTTACATCTTTGAGCCTAACGATAAAATCACACGTGATGAGATCAAGGCGCAAGCAGATAGTTTAATGCTAGAGCTAGTATCACAAAGAGCGTTATATGACTTCCTAGTTGTATGTGATGAGTCTAATAATACTCCAAGCAGAATTGATAGAAATGAACTATACTTAGACATAGCTATTGAACCTGTAAAAGCAGTAGAGTTTATTTACATTCCGCTGAGATTGAAAAATACAGGCGAAATTAGTGGACTATAATCAGATAAATAAAAGTAATAGGAGCATATAATGGCAATTTCAACACTTTCAAAATTAACAGTACCTTTAGATAGTAACGCAAGTGCATCTAATCAAGGCTTGTTAATGCCCAAACTACAGTATCGCTTTAGAGTGAGCTTAGAGAACTTTGGTGTATCAAGTCCGTCAACAGAGCTAACAAAACAAGTTATGGACGTAACAAGACCTAGCGTAGCTTTTGATCAAATGACGGTTGATATTTACAACTCCAGAGTTTATCTAGCTGGCAAGCATACTTGGGAACCAATTACACTTAACTTGCGTGAAGACGTTAGTAACAATGTACAAAAAATGGTTGGCGAACAACTTCAGAAACAGTTTGATTTCTTTGAGCAATCAAGTGCGGCAAGTGGTGCAGACTATAAGTTTGTTACTAGAATTGAAATCTTAGACGGTGGTAACGGAGCAAATGCGGCAACAGTATTAGAGACATTTGAATTATACGGTTGTTACTTAGAAAGTACTAATTACAACACACTAAACTATGCAACTTCAGAAGTTGTAACAGTAGCGTTAACAATTAGATACGATAATGCGATACAATCACCACAAGGTACAGGCATAGGTACAGCAGTAGGAAGAACAATTAATACTGCTATTACAGGTGGCGGAGCGATCTAAACAAAATTAAATTTAAATTAAGGGGCATTTATGTCCCTTTTTTTATGACTGAATTATCTACTCACTTTACTCAAAAGGCTAAATATTAGTATGAGCTTTTTAAACGGATTTTTAGACAACGTTGTATCAGGGGCATTAAGTCCTAAAGGTAATCTTGGTGACTATGCACATGGTGCAAGACTATTTGTAGACGACAGTTTCAGATTAAGCCCAAAGGTAAAGTTTCTTTACCATGTTACATTTAATATTAATGCACAAGCGGCGGCTGTTATTCCTCAATTAAGAGAGAAACATTTAAATGAGCTTAATATGCTTGTTAAATCTGCACAGTTGCCTGCATATAATATTCAAACTGATGTAAAACATCAGTATAATAGAAAAAGAGTTATACAAAAACGTATTGACTACCAACCAGTATCAATTACATTACATGATGATAATATGGGTGTTACTACAGCAATGTGGGAAGCATACTATAGATACTATTATAGAGACGGAAATTATGCCGCTACAAAGCCAGCTGGTGCACCAGAATCTGGATCAGCAATACCTGAATATAATAGAGGTAATATTTTTAGTGGAATGGCCGGCAAACAATATAGATACGGTTTTGATAATGATAGCACTGCTCCATTTTTTGATAGTATTACTATTAGTCAGATGGCTCGAAAAAATTACACATCATTCCAATTAATTAATCCAATTATATCTGGATGGCAACACGACACCATGGACAACAGCGTAAGTGATCCTGTACAAAGTACAATGACAATTGATTATGAAACAGTTCATTATAGTAGAGGTCCAATTGGTAACGGCGGGCCAAAAGGGTTTGCTGAAGAACATTATGATAAAACACCAAGTCCAAACTCACTAGCAGGTGGAGGTGCATCTAGTTTACTAGGCATAGGCGGAGTACTAGCAGGAGGCTTTGGAGTATTAAGTGATATCACTGGGGGTACAGCAAACTTTGGTACAGTATTAAAAGCGGCAAATACACTACAAAATGCAGGCGGATTAAATGCCGCTGGTGTTAAAGGCGAATTATTAGGCAGTGTAGTTAGTAGTATCGGAAAAACAGCAGGAATTGATGTAAGTGGAGTTGCAGGAGTTATTACACCAAATGGTAGCGGAGGAGGCTCAGCAAAAACTGCGGCACTAGCGGCGGCTATTGTTGGAGGAGGCTCGTTATTAAGTAATGCACTAGCATCTGGAGCAACAAAATCAAAAACAAGTACAGTGTCATCAAATGCACCAACTGGTCCAAGAGACGGTGGAAACCCAGGTGGGTTTTAGAAAAGGTATAGGAATATAATGGATAAAGTACAATTAAATCTACCAGTAAAAGAACCAAACTCAAGTGCTAGTGATGTAAAAAGGTATTTCAATACTTACTATCAAAAACAATTAGCATATCCAAGCAATGAAGTAGATGCTGTAATAGGTTTCTTAGAATCAAAAGGTTTTGATAGACCTGCGGCACAGTCTACTGGCGCTATTCTTTTACAACAAGCAAAATTAGATAATGTTAAAATATTTGAATTATTAGATACATTAAAATCATTAGATAAACTACAACTTAGCGTTGCTGTTGCAACTGTACTAAATTTTAATAGACAGAAAATTAGTACATTAGGATTTAGAGTAACTAATACAAATACTCCGTTAGAAGCAAGAAACATAATGGGTTAACCCATGAGTCGTTTTGCACAAGGTAAATTCGAACCTAAAAACCCAGACAAATATGTAGGACGTAAAACGCCAACTTATCGCAGTAGTTGGGAATTTGCGTTTTGTAAATTTTGCGATGAAAACCCGTCAATACAAGCATGGGCAAGCGAAGCAGTAAAAATACCATATAGAAATCCGTTAACAGGTAAACAAACAATATATGTTCCTGATTTTTTTATACAATATAAGACTAAAAAGGGCAGAAATATGGTTGAACTTATAGAAGTAAAACCAGATAACCAAGTTACAATGGAATCAGCTGGTAAATCTAAACACAATCAATTAGCAGTTGCGTTAAATATGGCTAAATGGGAGGCCGCAAGAGCTTACTGTAAGTCTAAAGGAATGTCTTTTAGAGTGGTTACAGAAAAGGACATGTTCCACAACGGAAAACGATAAATAATAGTAGCAGTTAATGTGAGTATATAATGACAAAGAAATTAGAAGAACTACTCGATCTACCTGATAGTAAAGAAATTATCAAACAAGATCAGAAAAAAGCCAGCAAAGAAGTGGTAGCTCAACAGAACGAAACCTTACGAGATATTGCAGAGTTTGATAAAATATCAGCCGCACTACCCGCAGTTAAGGGATTAGGTGAAATGGCTGACACAGAGCTAAATGAAGTTGCTCAAAAAGCCATGGATGCATATGATGACCTAATGGATTTGGGTATGAATGTTGAGTCAAGATACTCAGGTAGAGTCTTTGAAGTAGCAGGTGGAATGCTTAAAACTTCACTTGATGCTAAAGTTGCTAAATTAGACAAAAAACTTAAGATGGTGGAACTACAACTTAAGAAAGAAAAGATGGATAAAGACGGAAAACCAGACGATGAACTGATCCAAGGCGAAGGTTATATAGTAACAGACCGCAATAGTTTAATAGAAAAACTTAAGAATATGGATAAATAATTTAATAAGGACGAAAACATGTTTGAAAAATACCTAGCAGAAGCTAAAAAAATATACGAATTTAACATTGGGATAGCAGGTGAATTACCAGAGAATTGTGCTGATGATTTAGAAACATGCTTGAAACGTTATAGCGTAGCGTCAATGAGCGCCGGCAAAAAAACGCCAATTCAAGAAAGACCTTTAGACTTTCCACAACTTAGTAATTGTGAAGTTACATACTATGAAGCAGGATTAAACTATCCTACAACTCCACAAGTATTAAGTGAATATATTGCACAATGTTGTAATATTGATAGGTCCAATATTATTGTACGTAATGTAAACGAACCACAAGAAATGTATCAATCACTTAAAGATGATGGACCATATGAAGTAAAATTAGAAACAGAAGACATGGGCGGTGATTCAGCACAAGATAATGTTGGGTCAAATCGTGTTATGTCACTGTTAAAAGAACTTGAAACTGCTAGATCAGAGCGTGAAAGTGATCCGTTACAAGACGTTAAACCAGGTGAAGGCGCAGATATCACCGACAAGGAAAATACTGTATCACCAGTAGGGAGCAAATAATGAACCTTAAAGATATGATTGCTAAAATGGACGCTATTGAAGCTCCTAGCAAAAAACAAAAATTAGAAGAATCAGCATCAATGAATATTTCAATGACAGCAGACGATGCTGGACAAGTTGGACAGCTTATGTCAATGATGCGTAATGCAGGTATGTCACCAGAAAAAGTTAGTGATAAGCCATTAGCACCAAGAATGGATATGGAAAAACATATGAAAGCATTAGGTGCAATGGACGATGATCCAAGTATTCCAGGCAAAGATGATGTACCAGGAGACATGGACCTAAAAGCAGGTATAGTTAGCAGAGGATTAAAAGGGGCGGGTTTAGATGCAGTCGATAAAATGACTGGCGGCGTAGGATCAGACCTTGCGGCAGACGGTGCAGGAGCACTTGCTAATATGGTAGTACCAGGATCAAGTGCTATTGTTAAACCAATAGTAAAAAAAGTAGTGGCACCAGTAGTAGGAGCAACAATGATGGGCGACGATGCTGAAAACGACGATACTAGAGTTGAAGGCGATTACGCTAATTCACCAGACGAAGAATATTCACCAGCATCAGACGTTATTAAAAGCGGAAATGATCTTAACAAATCTAAAAAATCTTATCCAAAAGTAGCAGGCGGCGATAACCCAAGAGCATTAGCAGATAAAATTAAAGAAGAATTAAGTGCTTTATACACAGAGTACAAAGGGCAAGATGTTGTTAAAGAAGGTGTCAAAGACATGATTCAGGATGTAGAAGAAGGCATGAGCAAAGCAAAATTTGAAAAAGAATATCCGGGTCAAGACTACGACAAGATCAAACAAGAGATTAAAGATAAAGCTAAGGAGAATAACTAATGGCTGGTGTAACTAGAGTAAACGGATCAGGAAAATCAGCGGCAGGAGATGTTCATTACCCAGGCGCATTTGCTTTTAAAATTTTAGTAAAAATTGCAAATGGCACAGCAGTTGATCTAAGAGCAGAAGACGATGCATTAGATGAAACAGTAGAGCAAATTTGTAAAGAAATAAATCCTTTAGTTTATCATACTACTAACGACAACAGTGGTACAATGACTGTGGTATGTGATAACAGTGCAACAGCGGCAGACTTACAAGCACGTATTAGACTAATTGGTAAAGCGGCAAACTATCCAACAAGCACAGTTACAGCAG